AACTGGAATGCAGTTATTGTTCCTACGATGTTTGAAGGAGCTAGAGCTATTTGTTTAGGTACAAGATTTCGACATGACGATATACACGCTAGAGCTTTCTTACCATCTAATGGTTGGAAACAAATAGTACAATCTGCAATAACTGTAGATAAAGAAGGAGAGGAAATATCGTATTGGCCTGATATGTGGAGTTTAGATTATTTAAAAGATAGAAGACGTATTGCTCCTGTTGCATTTAGTTTCCAATATCAAAACCAAATTGTACAAACTAGTGAATTATCATTATCTCCAGACTTAATTGTTAAAGGAACTATTGCTACAGATTTTGATGCTTTAGGAGTTGGTGTTGATTTATCTGCTGGAATTAGAGAAAGAAACGATTATACAGTTTTTGTTATGGGTGGAAGAGTAAAAGACAAAATTCATATTATTGATTGTAAGAGAGTAAGAGTTATGGGAAATATAGAAAAATTAGATCTTTTAATGGAAATGATGGAAGAATGGGGAGTTATCCACAGAGATGGTAAAAATTTATTTCCTACAGGAAGTTCATTACATATTTGGTCTGAAGCCGTTGCATATCAAGCATCATTGGAAGCAGACTTTAAAAGAATATGTCAAACAGAACAAGGATTATATAATTTAATCTGGCATCCTGTCAAAGGATTTCGCGGAGACAAAGTTGCCCGTTTTAGGGGGATTATGGGATTATTTGAGCAAAGAAAGATAATTTTTAATAAATATAGAAAATTTGGAGCTCTTACAGATGAGATAGTAAATTTTGGGGTTAGCTCACATGATGATTGCGTAGATGCTCTAGTTTGGCTATGTAATGGGTTAATGACTCGTGGAAAACTTGAGTTAGAGTATTGAGGATTTAAACTAGAAGTATTAACAATGCCAGAACCTTCTTTTTACAAACTTGAACTAGAGCAAGATGCTTATGGTTCAGCAGTAATTGCATTACCTGATGAGCTATGTCATGACATGGCACTACAACCAAATGAAAGATTTGATGTTGAAGTTGAGGGAGATGTAATTACTTTTAAACGGTTACATGCTGGTTATGACATTGACAAGTAACAGAGGTACCTAATTAATGGCCGAGAGTAATAGTAAATCTGTTTTGGATGAAATGATTAAATCCGTCATAACTCGTGACGGAAAAGGATCGGCTGATACTATGTTGGTCAGTTCCCATTTATCCCAAATGAAGATGTTTGGAATAAGACAGGGAGTTGAGTTTTATCCACAACAAGATAATTTTGGAACACAAAGATTTGATTTTATTCAACAGGTCATAAAGTTTAATCAATTAGATGCAAGATTAGATGCAATATGGGATAGATTTTTATCTTATGGAAAAGGTTTATTTTATATAAGACCAACAAAAAAATCTTACAGAATTTATTGGTTTAATAAAGATTCTTATAGGACATATTATTCTCCTGAAGGTGAATTAGAAGAAGTCATTATTATTTATCCCTACAAGGTAAGATCTTCGAAAGGTTTTGCAGGTGTCGGTTTAAATACTGATAAAAGATATATGAGATTAAAAATAACTGCTACTGAAATAGAAGAATATCATTCAGAACAAGAAATAACTTTTGAACAAGAAAATACAAATTTTGCAACTTTTGATAAAAAAATTGTAGAAAATACTATGGAGTTTATTCCATGTGTTGAAGTATTTAATAATCCTGATGCTTTTGGAACTGATGGTTCAGGTGAGTTTGATTTTATAGCTAATCAGATTACTGCTCATGATGAGATGGTAAAAAATATTAGAGCTAACTTATCATTCTTTGGTAATCCAACTCTTCTATCTTCTAGACCAAAACAAGACATTGTAGAAAGCGATTCTGAAACTGCACAAAGACCTAGTATATCTAGTCAATCAGGTTTCGGATCTAATCTTGATTTATTTGGCTCTACTTATAAACAAGATCCTATAACAAGAGCACAACCCGGATATTCAGGTAGGCCAGGAAGTGGAATGAGAGTTCCCAGAGTTATTGCAAATTTAGAGCCATCTGATCGTGTTGGATTTATTACTCCTAATGCAGTTAGTTCTGATCAGGCAAGATTCGCTGAACAATTAAGAAGTGAAATTAGATTAGCTCTAGGTGGAATAGATGATCTAAGTATTACTAACGTAACAGCTACAGAAATTAAATCTGCTTATGGTCGAGTTAGTGCTACTGCTAAAAAGAAATGTTTACAGATTTATCAATATGGAATTTGTAAATGTTTCGAATTAATTATTTTCCAAGAAGAGCAAATTTTTAGAAAATCATTGGCATTTGCTTCAGGAATAGAATATCCAAAATTACCAGAAAATACGGAAGATCCAAAGGCATTTGAAAAGTATGAAAAACAAAAAATTAAATATGAACAAAAACTTCAGCAAGCTGTTGAAACCGCAGTAGAAACAAAAGAAATACCTGATGGTGTTTTAGGATTAGCTCCAGACGGAGATAGAACAGTTCTTTGGAGATGGATGGGTCCTGTTTATGAAGATACAGCACAAGATAAACTCAATCAATCTATCTTTACTAGAAACCTTCAAGAATTGGGGGTTGATAGTATAGAAGCACTGAAGTACTTATTTCCTTCGAAAACTGACGACGAAATTGCAGGGATGCTTTCTGGTTATCCGTTTAGAATGGTAGGTGAAGTACAGAGGGCATATTCCGCATTTATTGACTTAATAAATCAGGAAATGCGAACCCCACATCCTCAGCAGCCTAACTTACCGATGGCAGCTGATCCACGTTTGGATTTAACTCCATTCTTATATCGAACATTAGAGTCATTACAAAAAGAGGTAACTTATGCAGGACGCTACCGCTCAGCAGACCCAATCAGCACCCCAAGTATCCCAGACCCAGCAGAGCAGCTACGTGGCTCCTCAGACAGCAGCCCAAGCTCCTTCCGTGGCAACTTCCCCACAATGGGTGAATCCATCCCAACCAGCACAGGCCCCAGCCCCAGTGGCTCAAGCCCAGATGGGGGTACAAGGAATCCAATACAACCCTACAGCGTACAGCCCCCAGCCACAACAGGCAGCTCCACAAGCGGAGAACCCATACAAGGACGCATTCAACAGAGTAGTCGGACTCCTGAGTTCACCAGTTCAGTTCCCATCCCTGGGTCAACAATCAGTGGCGAATCCAGCAGCAGACCAGGCCAACTACGGATACCAACAAACAACCCCATACAACAATCCGGCTCAGCAGACTTATACGCCTTCGAACAACAACAGCCAGGCATACTCCAACAATTATTCCCAAACTTCTCAGGAGATAACACAAGACCAGCTCCTAGCAAACGGGGTAAGCGAGGCAAGTCTTGAAGTAATTAATCATTTTGGTGCAGATGCTCCAGCAGTGCTTAATAACTATGCATGTCAGATTGAAGATGCATTAATTCAAACAAATTCTCAATTACAAGAAGCAGTTAATCTTCTACAAGAAATGTCAACAGAGCATAAAGCTTATGAGACAATTCTTACAGATCCAGATGTTTTAGCTGACTATACATGTGAGTTCTTTGGAGAGAATGGACCATATCCAGTAGAGGATGATGCTCCAGCATATCCACAAGCTCCTACATTTGCAGGACAACAGTTACCTAACCCAGCTGCTGCACAAGCTCAGCCACAGGCTCCAGCAAGACCTCAGATGCCTGTTCCTCCACAGCCACAAGCTCCAGCAAATTCACAAGATTTCTGGAAAGACTTCGGTGGAGCAGCCGATAGAGATCCACAAAATGCATGGAGATATTTAAATGCTGCACAGCAGAATCCACAAGTATTCCGCGAGAAACTTCTCGTAATGGAATAATAAAAAAAGGGGTGATTTTTAAAAATTTCACCCCATTTTATTTTTAATTATGAAACATAAGAAAAAAGCTAGTACTACTGAAAAGGCAGATCAGTTTTTACAAGGAATAGGAACTGCTGGTGGACCTATAGGTTCTCCTCAGTTAGTTGGATTTGGTGGTACTGACACCATGAATCAATTAGCAGCTGGCAATAGAGATGAATATGCAAATATAAGAATGCGTGAAGGTGATACAAGAATTGTAGAGGGTGCAAAAATGCCTTCTGATTTAGATGCTTCATATTTAAAACTTAATTTGCCAGGTTCTCCTTTACCTGCAAATGGTTTATTAGCTCCACAGAATCTAAGAGCTGCAGAACAAAATCAAGATTTTATTAGAAGTCAAGAGCAGATGTTCTTAGCACAATACCTTCCAGCAGCTGGATTAGCTCAGTTACCTGTAGGTCAGCCTCCTTTAGAATCAAAGAAAGGTAAAAAGTAAATGAAACACGCAAAAGCTAAAAAAGCAAAGGGTAAAGCAGAGAAAGCTTTAGCTCAAATGGCAATGGAATCAGAAATGATTAAAGCTTCTGAGCCTGATTTACAACCTGCAGACGGATATGTTAATCCAATGGGACGTATAGGTGTTGTAAGACCAACGACATATTCTTTGACCAATCAGTTAGACGGAACTACAACTGAATCAGTAATTAATCCAGAAACTTAAATAATCTCGTTTATTAAGGGTAAGTATAATTGTACTTAATGGAATTTATTTTCCAGTTATACAGAACACAATACAGTGTTCGCAATCAGCAAACCTAGCTGAAATTCTAAAATGTTTATAGATAACGATTTTCCGAAGCTGCTGGGTGCCGAGTTATATAGACCACATCCTGCGTATATCGTAGAAATGGCAACAGAGCCTGTGGTTGTTCATGACTTCACCAAGCAGCCAGGTCAGACCGTTCAGTTAGACCGCTACCGTTTCTTTGGCAATCCTGGAACTAAGACCTCTAGAGAGAGGACTCAAGACCAGACCATTGGAACAGCTAACAGCAGATCTATCGTAAAGGACAAAGTACTTGTATCTCTTAGAGAGTATACAGGTCCAGCTGACCCTAACAACACATCTCTTCCTAGCACATTCAAAATTGCTAGAGAAACCCTAATGACAGCTCAGCGTTTGCTGCTTGATACTGGGAACTTAAATATGTTCCACCAGTCAATTGGCTCACTGACTTTATTAGACGACTATAGAAGGTGGAGAGATCGTGTATTCCTCGATGAACTATTCAAGTCTGAATCTCGTGGTGCTGCCTCTGATACTCAGGGTGGACATTACTATCCAAATGGTAAGACAAAGTCTAGCTCTACTGCATTGAATGCTTACAGTGCTACAGAATTTGCTTCTGAGCGTTTTAAGTTCAATGTAAAAACTGACCTTCTTGAGGTAGTTAAGAGTTTAAGAAAGCGTCACGTACCAGTTTTCGCAGACGGATATTATCGTTGTATAGCAGATCCTTCATTTATGAAAGATCTAAGAGCCGATCAAGGCTTCCGTGAAGTAGCAAGATATCCAGGAATGGGACAAGGCAACCCTCTAATGGGTGCAATGGGTCCTAACCAAGCACTCTATGCTGGTGGACAGTATGGACAAGCTCAGTTCGTAGCTGGTGAGCCAGTTATGCCTTCTGGATTCGTGTTTGAAGGAGTAAGATTCTTTGAGTCTACAAACTTCCCTGCCAAAGAAATTTCGGTCGATATTGGTAACGGTGCAGGTGCTTCTACAAGAACAACTCCAGCAGGATTGTTCTTTGGCCCACAAGCAATTGGTGTTGGTATTGGTGGTCCTAATGCTCAAGTTTTAATTAATAACAACGACGATTTTAGTCGCTTTATTATTCTTATCTGGCAGCTATATGCTGGATTTGCGAACTTGAATAAGGACTTCATTACCACTGCCTTCACAATTACAGAGTAATAGGAGGTATTAACTAATGGCAACTTACAAAGAAAACGCAGGAGCAATCCTACAACCAGGTAATCAGATAAACAAATTATCCTCATTTAACAATGAAGGTGTATTTGGCTGGCCTGGAATTGAAGCTTTCGAACAAATTGGTTTTGTAAAAATCAATAATGCCTCTGCTGATAAAGCAAGCTTTAAGAGCTTCGACATAACTGTACCTTCTCCAGACAGAAGAGTTGATGATCGTGTTAGAGATGATCGCACTAGTTTGGTTGTTCAAGCAAGTTCAGAGAGACCAGCATATGTTTATGGTGCGTCTATAGCTCTTGCTCAAGACGATCCTTCAGGTGGTCTTCCTTCTTTCCCAGCATCTCCAATAACAGCAGACCTTGTTGGTACTAATACAGAGCTACTTCTACTTGGTCCCGCTAACGGTGCTGTACCTTTCGGTGTTCCTACAACTCAACTTAACGGTTTAGCAGCAGCTTCTAGTTCTATCGCATTCAGTGGTACAACTATTGCTCAAGGAACAGGTGACACAACAAATGGAGACATTCCATTCTGGACAAGTGTTACAGCAACAATTGCTCGTGCAGACGCAGCAAATTCAATGATGTTCAAAGTAACATCAAACACTACATTCAAAGTGTTCAACATTGACGCTATTACAGATACTTCTGTTAATGGTGACGGTGTATCTATATCTGCAGATGACATCACTGCAGGTAAAGCAGCTTACCTTGTTTGTCGTGTTAACTACTTACGCCCAGCGAAACAAGTTGAGTGGAGTGATATTTCATCCTTCATCGACTTTGCTTCACAAGTAGGTGGTAACGATTCATAATCTATATTTTTGAATATTTTGGAAAGGCGAGTCTCGCGACTCGCTTTTTCATTGTCAATGAAAAATTCTTAAGGTAAACTAAATTAGAAGAAGACAAAGTTTAATTATGTTGTATCAGCACAAAATCAACGGTGGAATAGTTGAAAAAATATCTCAACACGGCCCTGGTGTTGTGATGGTCATGAATGCTAATGATGAAGTTGATTATGTAAATGAAGAAGATTTAATACCTTGTGTTGCTGCTACAGGTGAAAAAATAAAAACCGAAGAAAGATTAAAAGCAGAATTATCTGCTTCTGGAGATAAAGAAGCAAAAGTAAGTAATAAAGAAACTTTCCCTGTAGATAGTCGCATAAACATCAACACAGCAGGTGCTCGACAGATAGCAGATGCATTGCCCGGAGTAGGTTTAAAAACCGCAAGAGATATAAAAGATTTACAAACCACACTGTCAGGAGAGAGATTTACAAAACTTGAACAGTTAAGAGGAATTAAACGTATAGATTGGGACGAAATATTTAAAGAAAACTTAGTGAGAGTAGACTAGTAACAGGTAAATTTTACTTGTTTGAATGAAGCTTGACACATTTATACAGTCTAAAGTTCGTTGGCATTTAGGTTATAACTTAACTTCTATACCTGCTGGTGACCAAGCCAGATTGGAAGAAGCTCTTAACAATGTTCAGGATTCTTTTTGGGTTAGTAAAATTGTTGAACAGCTAGGTCGTTGTGATGAAGCTGAAAAACGAACTGATATGACTGGTAGTATCAACAACGATACTTTACCAAGAAATAGAATTGAAAGTATTGCCGGTGATGTTGACCGTACAGTCGCAACTTCAGATTTTAGAGAAACTTTAAAAACTTGGACAGAAATTTATATTTATGAGACAGATAGATTAGCAATGCATTTATATGTACCTAATTATAGAAATCCAGCTCAAGCAAGATACAGATTTAATAGAGAAGGTGCAGAATTTATTCAGGCACTTCCAGGGCCTGCTGATGTTGCTGTCGGAACAAGGTTATTACTAGAAAATAGTCATAGATAAAAATGATTTTACCTACAACAAAACTTGGATATACTTTAGGGATTAGAAGAGATAAAGATATTATTAGTCCTAGAGAAAGACAAAAAGCCAGTCCTTTTAAAGAAAGAAGGCGTACTAGAATGGCAGGTGAAAAGCGAGTAGATATTTTTTCTGTTCGCCCTGATGAAGCACCTTTTACTTACACAAAAGGTACTAATTTACCTAAAAGGTTTACTCAAACTTTAGACATTCCAATAGATGGGGAGGAAGAAAATTAAATGGCTAACAAAAAAGGTAAAATGCCACCACAGTTGTTAGAGTATTTTAAAAATAAGAATAAAAAGAAAGAAGACGGTAAAGAAATGTCTGATAAAGAGAAGCGTAAAGAGGCTTTAGATAAATCTAAAATGGTAAAAAATAAAAAGGGAGTCAAAAAAGAAGACAAAGAAGATAAGTAAAAAAACCTTGCTTTATAATTAAACTAAGTCTTCTTGAATAAATAAACGTGGCAAGTAGTAGTTCAAACAAACAACCATTGATGGTTGACCGCCCAGCAACCAATTCAACGCTATGTACAGTTGCTTCTGGACAGTCATTTCTAACAAGTTTAGTTCCAACAGCTGTTGGTAATGCAACTAAAGTTTTTGATGTTGACTCTGCATTAGTAGATACATCGATTAGTGGGGCTTATATAGATGAAATTTGGTTTACTTATTCAAAAAGAGCTATACAAAAACTTGATGCTGTAACTCCTACGCAAGGAACATACTCTGCAACTGGTACAGTTTGTACCGTAACTTTATCAGGTGGTCATAATTTAGAGATAGGTCAGAAAGTATTTTTAGATTTTCTTACATATAACACTGGAGTAGTTCCAAAAGATGATACTTTTGAAGTTAAAGACACATTAAACTTCACATCAACTACATTTGACGTAGATGTACCTTCACAGTCAGCATCAAATGGTAATGTCAATGTTTCTTTACCAATTGATTTTTGTTTCTATCTTGTTAGTACAGGTACAGTGACAAATATAAATCAATTTTTCCCCTTATTTACTCAAAGTATTCCACAAGTTTCAGAAAATCAGATATTAAGTACAACTTTAACTGAAAAATTACCTTTAATAAATCATCCTACTGTACAATCCGGAGCATTAAATTTTGCAGGATCAAATAATGAAATAGCTCCAAAACAAAGAGGTTTAATGCTTAGAAGAGGACAGGCATTATTTGTAGCTGCTAGTGGAGCAACTGCATTAACTAACGGTTTTTACTGTAATGTCCAAGGTGGATTCTACTAAATGGAAGATAAATTTAGAGTAATAGCATCATCTAATAAACCAATGCCAATTGTTGGTCAGTTCTTAGATGAAGCAGGAGCTAAAGATGCTGCAATAAATTTTGCAAAAAATTTTGTAAAAGACAGATTTAATAAAGGAAAAGAGAATAGAAATATAATAGAAAATAATACTGAAACAGAAACTCAGAATTTTTTAAATACAATTGGTCAGGCGAAAGAAAAAACTCAAAATATTTTAAATGCAATTAATCAAGCAGGAATAACAGCAGATCTTTCAGGTATAGGTTTTGAAAAAACATTTGGTAAAAAAAATCAAGGAATAAATACTACTGTTTTTGGTAGACAGGATTTTGGAAGACCTACACAATATGGTGCAAGAGTAGGTTTTAATTATAAGTTTTGAATTATGCCATTCGAATTCGATCGATTTGATAAGAAATCAAATTTCGAATTTAGTAAAAATTTTAAAAATTTTGATAATAATCCAAAAAAATCTAGTGCTTATCCTAGAGGTTCTGATGGATATGCATTAGAGAGCGAAATAAAATTCTATAATCAAGATTCTTTATGGACTAGATGGAGAAGAGGTTATGAATTATATACTTTTACTCAAACAATATTAGGATCTAACGCTAAAGAAAGAGATAAAAGAGGTGATTATAGATTATTTTTTACTTTTCAACAGTTCCCCGGAGTTTTTATTCCTGCAAGAATATTTACTTTTCCTTCTACTAATCAAGAATTAGGAGAACATATCTGTGGAATGAGAGATACTGATGGTTTTAGTTTTTATGATTTTGGATTACCAATATTAGAAGTAAGATATTTAGCACCTTCTGTATCTGCTACATATTCACAAAGTGGTACGACTTTGGTAGTAACTAAAAGTGATCATGGACTATTTCCAGGCGATGATGTTTTTCTAGATATTTCTACTGGCAGTGGAACTGATGAAACATTGACAATTGTAAGTAAAACACAAAATACTTTTACCCTTACAGCCTCTAATTCTGTAACAACCTCTGGAAATGTAACTTATCATAATTCAACAGCCTTTAATGATACACGATGGCGATTTATAAGAGTAAAATTAAGGTCTTTACCTACTGAAGTTGCCTTCTTAGCAGGTGAGAGAATGGCTGATCGGATAGTTGAAAGAGATCCCGGAATATCATCAACATATTCAAGATCAGGTAGCACCGTTACAGTTACTTGTAGCTCTGCTCATGGGTTGTCTACTGATAATAAAGTTTTTGTTGATGTAAGTACAGGATCTTTGATTTCAGGTAGATATACAATCGAAGTTACTAGTTCTACTGAATTTAAATTTACAACAATACCTACAGGAACTACATCCGGTAATTTAACTTTATTTAGATTAATAAGAGGATTTAGATATGATGATTATGTTGGATATACAGTTACAGGATCTGATGCCTCAACAAATGAGATTATTTTTCAAAAGGCAGATAGCTACGGAGCAAAAACTGTAGATACAATTGCTAAAACTACCGTACCAGCTCATAGAGGTTTTGCGGTAGGTAGATTTTTAACTACAGAATTAAGATGGAATTGTTCTTGTCAAGATTTTTCTAGAAGAGATAGTTATGATTTATTTAGTCAAAATAATCATGAAAGGTTTCCTGTTACTGCTATAAGAGATACAAAACCAGGTAATATAATTCAAAATGATGGTAGTCTTGATGAAAGAAGAGATGAACCTGGTGTATTTAGAGATTTAGGTTACGTCACAATAAATAATTTTTATGAGTTACCAGAATACGAAGATAAAAAACAAGATTCTTTTCAAAATTTACAATATTATCAACTACGTTGGTGTAAACATATTTACGCAGCCATGTGGTCAATACTCCATGATGAAGGTAATGAACCACTAAAGTTAGCAGCTAAATATACACAAAGCGGAATTAATTTAACAGTTGATTTTGAAAATCATAATTTAAATAAAAACGATAAAATTCAATTAAATTTTACAAGTGGTAATGCAATTTCAGGTGAATATACAATAAGCGATGTTCCTAATCCAAATAGTTTTGTAGTTATTTATCCTTTTTCTCAGACAACAGGTGGATATGTAACTGTAGAAAATTTAAAAAAACATGAATATGTTGGAGCATGGTTATTAGAACCTAGTGACAAACCTATAGGAAAAGGATTAGAAAACTGGGAAAAAAGATGGGCTAAAGAAAAAAGAAAAATGCAAGAAGCTGTTGAAATTTTTGCTTTATATAATCGGTCTACAAAATGGGAAGGAAATAAAAATATTACTGGTGATTTTAATCTTCCACAAGATGTAGCTAATTTTGATCCATCTGTAATTGCAATGACATTAACTGATAGTTTAAAAAGAGATTCAAAAGGAGATCTAGATAGAGAAGGTCAATCATTAAATACAACCAATAGAATGATTGCAATGATAAATAAATTATTTAATAAATCTCCTACTGTATTAGACGATATAAAATTTGGAATTATAAATAGACCACTTACTGAATTTACTCAATCTTTTGAGTCAGGTTTATTAAAAGCAGGTGATTATATAAATGGTGAGTTAGTTGATACTGCAATAAATACTAGTAATTTAGATGCTGGATCATATAATCCAGAGACTGCTCAAGATACAGTAGTAGATGCAGGATTATATATTAACAGTTAATTATGGCAGTACAAATTCAAAGTCGTAGATCTAGTACAGCTAATGATAGACCTTTCCCTGTTAGGTTAGGTTCTGGAGAACTAGCACTAAATAATAATAATGTTAGTCCCGGTTTATTTTTTGCAGATAATACTGCTTCTCCTAGTACAGGTTTAATCAAGGTAGGTCCTGTACATATTGGAAATACAGCTCCCAACACTTCTCCTGCTGGTTTTACATCCTTAAGTAAAGGAGAAACTTGGTTAGACACAGCGAGTACTCATATATTTAAAGTTTATGATGGAGCAGCATTTCAACCTGTAAAGGCGGTAGCATCTGTTTCTGCAGGACAGCCAGCTAATCCTATTGATGGGCAATTACATTGGGATACCGCAGGAGGTGGTAGCGGTGTTTTAAAAATATATTTAGCCTCTGCTGGTAATTGGGTAGATGTTTAATTACTTACTTAATAAATGATCAAGTATTCTGTCCAATTTACTATGAACAGCCTGCATTTCTCTTAAAAAATCTTCTTTCAAAACGTAATCGTGAATAACTTCATTTCTTAGTTTATCAACATTTGTCTCTATATTTTCAAATCTTTTATCTAATTTTTTATTAAAATTTCCAAGAGCTCTACTTATACCGGCAAAAGCTCCAACACTTCCAGAAATAATTGCTGCAATTAATTGTGGTTCCACTTTGTATTCCTCCCTAATACTATTCTATAGGGTTTTTACATTTTAAAATATTAAGAGTGAGAGATTTACATGGCAACAGGATACGAACCAAATATAGAGGGTGCTATAGCTGTCCTTAGAGACTTAATGATAGCTAATAGTTTTACAATGACCCGTCAACCTTATGAACCTAACTATAGGGGTTTGGTTGATGCAGTTATTGATTTAAAAGAAGGCTTTCCTACTTTTGCTCCTTTGCAAGTTGGGTTTGATGCAACAGCTTTTGAGGATGTTAGTGAAAATGATGCTTTATTTATGAGGACTAGTGATGGTCAGGTAGGTAAAGCAAGTGCATCAAACGGACTTCAAGAGAATGCTCAAGTTGTGGGATTTGCAAATGCAGATGCCAGTGCCAGTAGTACTGTAAAAGTAATTGTAATTGGTTTAAAAACCATGAGTGGTTTGGATGCCGGAGATTTATATTTCTTATCTCCATCTACAGCCGGAGCAATAACTTTAACTCCCCCATCTAGTGCTGGACAAGCTGTTGTAAGGGTAGGCGAAGCCTCTACAGCCACAGACTTTGCTATTCGAATTGAACCACCTATTAAATTAAGTTAATGTCTAGTGTAGAAAATTACATTCCATATGAACCTAATGCTCAAGGTTTTACAGAGGCTTTAATTGATTTAAAATCAACAATGCCTAGTCAAACAGTATTTAAGGTTACTGGGTATAATACTACATGTTTTGAAAATGTTACCCAAGGTGACGCATTATTCTCAAGAGCTAGTGATGGTCAAGTTGGTAAAGCCATTGCAAATGACACGTTTGATAAAGCATGTGTTGCAGGAGTAGCTGAGACAACTCAGCCAGCTGGACAGACAGTAAAAGTAATTGTTACTGGAATTGTTGCTACTTCTGGTTTAAATGCAGGTGATCAATATTTTTTATCAGCAGCTTCTGCAGGAGCAATTGTTGAAACGCCTCCATCAAGTGCTGGACAATATGTAACAAGAGTAGGAGAGGCTGGAAGTACTGGTCAATTTATAGTAAATGCTGAGCGACCAATTCTTTTAAGCTGACAGTTTAGTGGATTTAAAATAAATACAAGTAAGTTCTTTCGATCAAGAACTTGATTGTAATAAGTAATGGCAACAAGAAAGGCATTAGTACTTGTCTCTGGTCTTTTTCAGGAGTTGAACTCTTCTTCTGATAAATTAGATTTTGCTGGGAATAGTACTTCTGATTTAAGTGAGGGTACAAATCAATATTTTACGACTGCAAGAGCAAGAGGGTCTGTTTCTGTAACTGACTCAGGTGGACTAGGAAGTCTTGGGTATAATAACTCGTCGGGAGTGATTACCTATGCAGGTCCATCTAACTCTGATGTTAGAGGTTTAGTAAGTGTTGCCTCTGGATCAGGATTGACTTATAACAGTTCTACTGGAGAATTTGGAACCAATGCAATACCAAATGCACAATTAGCAAACTCTTCTGTAACTATAGGAAGTACAAGTATTTCACTTGGAGGTACATCCACTACTTTAACTGGAATAACTGGTTTAGTGACAAATGAATTAGTTTCAGGAACAGCTGATGGAGCAGCTAATTCTATAAAGATAACACTTGGAAATATCATATTTGAAGGAGCTACACCTAATAACTTTGAAACGACTTTAGCTGTTACTGATCCGACTGATGATCGCACCATAACTTTTCCCGATGCAGGTGGAACAGTTGCTTTAACAAGTGATATTGTCTATCCAGTAACTTTAAATAATTCAGTAACTTTAACAAATAAAACTTTAGCTCTTGGATCAAACACAATATCAGGAACTCTTGCTCAATTTAATACTGCAGTTACCGATGCCACATTAGTTTCTACCACAGGAACAGAAACTTTAACAAATAAAAGTCTTACCGCTCCTGTACTCACAGGATCTTCTAGCTCTGCAGGAAGCATAATTTTTAAAGAAGATACTGATAATGGAACAAATTCTGCGACTCTAAAAGGACCTGCATCAACTGCTGATGTAACCATAACTCTTCCAGCTGAAACAGGAACTGTTCTTACCACTGCATCTTCAATTGCTAACAGTAATCTTGCTAATAGCACAGTTACGATTGGTAGTTCAGCGGTTGCTCTCGGAAGTAGTGTCACAACTTTGACTGGAATAACATCAATAACATCTGATGCTGTTGTTGCAAAGGCAAACGGTTTTAGAGTTATTGATAATACTGATATTACAAAACAAGTAGCTTTTGACGCTTCAGGAATTGCTACTAGCACTACTAGAACTCTTACTGTTCCAAATGCTAGTGATACCTTAGTTTTATTAGGAGAAAGTCAAACATTAACAAATAAAACTTTAACAAGTCCAGTTTTAAATACAGGAATAAGTGGTAGTGCATTTTTAGATGAAGATGATTTTGCTAGTAACTCAGCCACAAAGGTCGCATCTCAGCAAAGTATTAAAGCATATGTCGATGCTCAAATTACAGCTGAAGATTTAGATGTTACAGGAGATTCAGGATCAATTGCGATTGATTTAGATTCTGAAGCTCTAAATATAGAAGGAGGAACAAACATCACAACAGCTGCAACAGGTAACAAAGTTACAATTAATATGCCGACTGCTTTTGCAACGGAGAGCTTTGCTACCGCAATAGCAGTGGCTTTAGGATAGTATTATGTCAACCCAAGTCCAATTTAGAAGAGGAACAACAGCCGAGCATTCAAGCTTTAAAGGTGCTGATGGTG